CCATTTTTTTTAATTCTCCTTAATTATATATTATGAACCGTACTTACCACCGTAAGTAGAGTCGTTGTTTCCATAACTTCCCCACCAGTCAATTTGCATTAACAATGGATAGTTAGTTGAATGGAAACCTCCGTGTAGCCACGTTCTAGCAGCTGACAATCCGATATTTCCAGTTTTGTTAGTTACGTCTGATCCAACAAGGTTGTTGTTGTTCGGACAAATATCATCTCCAGATGATCCACCTTGATATACTCTAGTAGTTGTAGTTTCATCTGAATCAGTTGGATCAAAAGCAAACGCATACGTTCTATGAGAAGTACCGTCGCAGTTATCTGACCAACCTCCGTGGAAACCTGTACGTCCCCAAGCAAACCAAGGGTTACTTCTTGAAGATTTAGTTTGGTTAACACTTATGTATTTTTTAGGATTCTGTAAACTCATACAGAATGCATTAATACCTGGACCATAGTAGTAATATGGAGAATAAATCATACCCCAAGTACCGTCCCAAGTAGTATTGAATTTAGTGTAGTATTGGTGACCAGTCCAAGCGCCGTAAGACGTTGTTGTTGATCCTTGGAATGTTTGCCAAGAATCCCATTGTCTACTTGCACCTGTTATAGCAACACCTGTTCCTTTTACTGAACAATCAAATACACCGTATCTTTTACCGTTACCTTGTTTTAATCCAAATCCAACGAAATCGTTATTACCAACAACTACGCACCAATCTTTATTATTTTGGTTAGTCCAAGTGTCAGTAAAGTATTCAGTTGAAGATAAATTATCAAAGAATTCTTTAATTCTGTCTATTTTATTTAAACATTTCGTACTTTTGAAAATGTGAATAGTTTTTGAAGTATTTCCACCTTCGTCACCAGAGTGAATCATAACTAAAGTTTTAGTTGATTCATTGTATCCAGTACCAGTCGCATATGATTGGTCTGTATTTAATAAGTGAGAAGAATAGTTATAGTAATCTATATTAGGACAAGCGTGATTACCAGGATACATTTCTCTCATTGTAAATCTTCTGTTTATGAACATACGTCTAGGTCTAATACCTTCAGGTAGAACCATATTTAATTTACACCATCCGTTTTGATATTCAAAACTAGAAGAATATTCGTGTAATGAATGCCAAGACACCATTCCATCTCTTGATGATGTATGCCATTGTGCGTGTGGATATTGGTCACATTGGTATAATGATTTATTCCAATATGTCCAAGATGTATAATCTTGTGATGTTAAATCGTGGTGAGAAACGTGAGTACCGTGGTCATTGTGTGAATAGGAGAACGAAGCGTCACCAACTATACCAAATCTGTAGTTAGTTGTTGAGTTACAATTTGCTGCCCAAGGTGATCCTGTTTCTTTGAAACCAGAGTCGAAAACTCTATAAGTTACGTGGTGGTTTTGGTCGGAGTTATCTCCCCAAAAACCAAATAATGGTTGAGATTCTTTTCTGTGGTCAATTGCCCCAGCTGATCCGCCACCTAATAGTGTTGAATAATTACTCATTTAAATGTTCTCCCTTAATTCTTTTCTTAAACTATTTATATTGTTTAGTTCTTTCATTTTAAAATTATGTTAACAACCAACCAACGAATGAAGAAGTCACGTCTGGCGTTGTTTTAAATGTTAGTCTGAAATTAGCGTAATTAGCGTCTACTGTTAAATTTTCAGCAAGACCTGCTATATTATTACCGTTTCTATCTACTGTAAGATTGAAAGTTTTGAATTTACCCATTGCGTCTGAAACCATAACGTAATCGTTATCTACTGGACTTGCAGGTAATGTCATTGTGAAAGCACCGCCCGCTGTATTGCAAATATATGCACCACCAGCTGTAGCAGTAAAATTAGATGTTTTAGTTTCCCAGTTAATTCCAGTTGCATTTGCCCATACTGGATCAGCAGCATTACCTTTTGTTTGTAAAACGTTTCCGCTTGTTCCTGCAGGTAATCTTTGAACACCACTAGCATCCCTAAACAGCATATCACCGTGGGTTGTTAGTTGTGTTACATCATCACCTTTTTTAGCGATTTTGGACCAGTAAGTTGCATTTGAAGTAGCATTACCAGTTGAAGCTAAAATGCATATAAAACTCTCTCCTCCGAAAGTTACAATGTCATCTACTACGTAAGCAGTAGCGCCATTATAAGCACCTTGGAATACTGGTTTAATTCTGCCTAAATTTATTGTTGCCATAATTCTCTTGTTCCTTATTTATATTTATAATAGTTTATTTCTCACTTTTATAAAATTTGTAATATTTATTTTTATAGTCCTACTGTTAAATTACCGTTAACTATAGTCCACTCTAATCCAGACTTCCAAAAGACACTATCCTCAAAGATATCTTCTTGATGTTTAGTTGCATATCTAGTATCTATGTTATCTACAGCATTAGTGTATGTTATTTGTAAATTTCCTTTCCATTCAGGAGTGTATATATCTCCACCTGTTAATTGATGTTTACTATTATAGTAGTATAATTTATCAACAGCACTTCCAGGGTCTGTACTCGGTGTTTTCTTTGGAACAACTATTTGTACATATGCACTTGCATTTCCAGCAGTTCCAGAAGTAGTTACATTTGTTGAGTATTCAGTTCCACCACCCCACGTTCCATCTGAAGTAGTTGAAAATTTTAATTCGTGTCCAAGATTACTTGAATCTGAAACATCAAATTTGTAAGTATTACCTTCATAAAATTTCATAGTATTTCTATTTCTTGTTATGTGAGTGATAGGTAATTCATCATCTCCACCGTCTACAATATATTTACCAGCATCCATAATAACATACATTTTGGATCCAGTAGTATTGAATTCTAATCCTCTTGCATTTCTTAATGGTGCGCTTGGTGTAGTAGCACCAGCAAAAGTTAATGTATCAGTAAGTGCTTGTGTAGTTGAAATATCAAAACCTGTTACTAATGGATATTCCATAACATCTGAACCAACACTACCAAGAATATAAATTTTAGTTCCAAGAGTATTGAAACCAAATCCTATTGGTGAAGTATCTTCAGCATTAAAAGAAAATGCATCCGTAAATGTTGCTGTAGAAACATCATATGCTGTACCTAATGCATATTCTCCAACATCATCTCCATCATCACCCATAATAAACATTAATGTTCCGTCTGCGTTAAATCTCATTGAACGTGGACTTGTATCTTCACTAGCAACTGAAATTAAATCTGTATAAACTGCTGTTTCAACTTGCCAAGCAGTTCCTAATGCATATTCATAAACATTATCAGCAGCAATTCCTAAATCAGGTCTTCCTGCTGTACCTACAACATACATTTTAGTTCCATCATCATTAAAATTTAATCCTTGTGGACTTGAATCTTGATTACCAACATTAAAGTGTGTTCTCCAAGTTGCTGTAGAAACATCAAACGCTGTTGCTAAATCATATTCATCAATATGTTTATCAGTATGTCCAACAGTATACATTTTAGCTCCACTATTACCAAATCTTATTTCTCTTGGATTTGTATCTTCTGTTTGAATAGATTTACTTTTTGAATAAGTTGCTGTAGAAGTATCAAATGCTGTACCTAAATTATATTCATATACAGAATAGTTACCAGGAATTACTTTAATATCTCTATTAATAGTTTGCCCAGGATTAGTTCTATGAAATCCATAGAATTCATCTTTTTGTTTTGATGTTATACTAAATTGTGAAAGTTTTGACATAAGTTACCTATATTTATTTATTACGCTACCTCAACTAATTTCCAACCGTTTGTTCCACCAGTCCATACTAAAGTGAATCCTGCGTGATTAACTTCGGCAGTCATATCTTCTGTTAAATTCATAATTTCATTTCCATTTCTACCAACTGTTAAAGGATTTGATTGGAACGTTCCATTAACATCTAAAAACGTAACTGTATCTCCAGTTAATGGAGAAGCAGGTAAATTAACTGTAGTCGCAAATACACTTGTATTTACTAAATATCTTCCGCCACTTGAAGCAGTATTTGTTGTTGAACCGTCACCTGTAATTGTTTGCCACGGTGTTCCGCCACCAAGACCTGTCCAAGATGATCCGTTATAACCTTCCCAAGCAATTAAAGATGTATTATATCTTATTGCACCTGCATATGGAGTACCAGGTCTTTGTGCTGATGTTCCTGTTGGAGGAACCCAAGCACCGACACCTGCTTTATCTCTTGTCATATATCCTAATATAGCACTTTCTGTTGGTACGGCAGTATTAGAATTTCCACCTAAAGTTTGGTCTGTACTAAATTCGTTTACAGCGGCACCTAATTCTGCACCGATAGAACCAAGTTTTAATTCACTTAATCCTGAAAGGTTAAAGGCGTCTGCGTTAAGAGTGGCAGTACCAGTAGCTTGTTCAATTTTAAATAAATCACCAACTCTAAAGTCACCAGTTTGGTCAGTTGATACCCAATAAACTCTTCCGCCGTTTTCTTCTGTAACTTCGTCTGATTGGTCATTAGCTTGTGAAGGCGTTCCTGGATAATTTGTTTTAGTTGAATTTCCTGTACCAATATTTAAGAAGTCGTGACCTGTTAATCTTATGTTTGAAAATTTTTCTGTTATATTAGTTGATACGTTAGCAAGTTGTGCTTTACTTAAACCAATATCTTCTGTTAATCTGATTACAGCAGTTCCGCCAGTTGTATCTTCTTCTGATACTAAACCAACTCTATAGTATTTTGAAGTTCCAGAGAATTTAATATTAGCAGCTAATTTAATTATACTTGAAGAAGTTAATGCTGTTGTACCTGATTTAACTGCTAGTATAGGTCCTCTTTGACCTGCTTGAGCAGCTGAAGAATCTCCAAATGTAGCAGATAAATCTACTGTAAATACTGTTGAATTTTCTTTTGTAATTGTAATTGTTTCACCTTGTACGAAATTACCTGTAATACTTTCTATGTGTAAGTAATTTAATGATACGTTATATCTGAAAAGTGTAGCAGTCGCACCTGAAGTATTACCTGTTATTGTAGCAGTTCCTTGTCCTTGTACTGCAATTGAATCTTCTATATCGTTAGCAGCAAAACCAGATTGGAAAGTTGTATGGTCATAATTCAACATCAAACCTCTAGTTTGAACATTGACTGGTGTTTCATCTTCGTCTGTACCAGAAGCAACAACTGCTTGTTCACCGTAAGAGTGAGAACAGTTTAGAGCTCTTATAAATCCACCTGATTCAGCGTAAACGGCTTTAGCACAATAGTATACGAATACTGATACTGCTTCAACTCTTCCTTTTCCTAGGATGTGAATACCGATACCATCATCATTGATTTGAGTAAAGTCATTACCCAACATTGATTTAAATGATTCCGTGTGAGTATTTTTGTGAAGATTACCGTCAATTTGCATTCCGCAGGCACCTGGGTTAACAGATGTACAGTTTTGCATATATGGTGATTTGTTTTTAATATTTCCTGCTGGGTCTAAAGACATAATCGCTTGTTGCATTGGACCACTTGGATATATTTTCTCACCTAATTCGCAAGTAAATTTCATTTTTCCAAGAGTTACATAATCACCAACTGATAAACCGTGTACTTCGTTTGTAGCAACTGATAAACCACCTGTTGCGTGTGCATAAGTAACCCCAGCAATAGTAAACATAGTTCCTTCATTACCAACTTTTATTACTGAACCGCCTTTAATATAAGTGTGTGCGTATTGTGATGTTCCTAATTCAACAACAAATGAAGTTGTTGAACCAACGTTAGTTACTTTGTATAATCCTCCAGAACGTTTTTGTCCAGAAAGACCTACGAAAGTCATATTTCTCATATTGTTCCTATCATTTAATAAGAACATATTAGAAGCGTTGTTATCTTCTAAAGATTTAACTGTAAGTGTTAAGTCGCCACCGTTACCAACATCAGCAGCATCCAATGTAATTACTTCACCAACGTGATAACCTGAACCACCGTGGTATGTTATAATTTCTTCTGCAACTCCGCCTTTTACAACTACACTCCATACTGAACCAGTTCCAACTTTTGGATAAATCTTTTCACCATCTTTACAATGATATTTTATATTTGCTATTTTAACAACATCACTTACTGATAAACTATGTGCTGAAGCAGTTGTTATTGTAATAATTCCTGTGCCATTATTGTAAACAGCGTTAGTTACATCTAAAGAAGTATAGTCAGCTCTTGTAACTGTTCCACCATCAACATATGTGTGAGCTCTAGCGTCTGTACCAACATCAATTGTAAATGTAGTTGCGTTAGCAGCTGTTTGAACTGTATAAGGTTTTTCTACTTTTTTCGGGTGTAAATATTTGTATTGTCCGTTAGTAGCACTAACTACGTTTTTAGTTAATTCTACTGTTTTAATTTGAGTACCAGTTCCACTTGCTGGCATTACTATTGTATTTCTTAAAGATTCACCAACTACAGAAACGTTTTCTTGTACTACCATTGGTAATTGTTCTTTGAAAGTACCGTTTTTAATTCTGATTATATCTCCTGCAACACTCTTAACATCAAAATTTAAGGCAACTGCACCACCGATATCTGCACCATCAATTCTAATTTTATCACCTACATTGTGTTTAGCTCCACCGTTAACAATTTCTATTTTTAAAGTTCCGCCACTTGTATTAACTCTATAAAGTGAAGGACTTCCTGTTTCTGGATAAGTTTTTGCACCTTTAGCGCAAGTATAATTTAATCCCCATACTCTAACTTTATCACCAGTTGATAATCCGTGTGTTGGAGTTGTGATTGTTATAATTCCTGTACTATGATTATAAACACCATTTGATACTGATAATGTATTGTCGTCAGCTTTTCTAACTGTACCACCACTAACATAAGTGTGTGCATATGCTGATGTTCCTAATTGAACTTCAAACGTTGTTGTACTTGGAACTGCTGAAACTGTTAATTCTTTTGAAGCATAACCTTGAACTTCATCATATAAATTTTGTGTTCCACCTGTTCCACCTGTTATGTTTTCTATTTCTCTAATTGAATTTGATTTTGCGTGTTTACAAGCATACGCCAATGTTTTATAAGGCAATGCTTCTGTTCCTGGTCCACCGTCTGATCCTGAAGGAGCAACCCATAAAACGTTTTTACCTGAAATTCCACTCCATAAAATATCATCTCCATCATTAGTTAAAACACCACCTGGAAGTCCGATAGGTAATCTTGCAACACCACCACCATCTTGTACAATCATATCTCCGATTGATGTCATTACAGCAGCAGTATCTCCTTGAGCAATTGCTTGCCAAGTAGTTGCGTCTGAACCTGGTTCTACATTTAGAACTTGGTCTTTTAAATTAACATATGAGTTTGAAGCAAATCTTACTGTATCGCCAATAGTGTATGTTGTAACAGCACTATAGTTACCTTGCCATTTAAATCCTTCAACAACTGCTTTCCAATAAGTTGAATTAACAGCACCACTTGCTTGAGCGGGTCTTTGATTTTGTGCGTCTAATATACAGACATAAGAATTACCACCATACTGAACTGTATCACCAGTTTTGTATAATGTTCCGTGGACATAAAGTCCAGTTGCGTTGAAACCTGTTGTTATTACATCCCAATAAGCGTTATCGGCAGGAGTTTGTCCTGTAGTTTCTTCAGCATTAATATATGCATAAGAATATCCACCATAAGTTACTACATCTCCTTTTGAGTAAAGAGTTGAAGCATTATAGGAATCTTCAAATTGTAAACCTTCTGAATAAACAGAAAAGTTTGCTTGAGCGAAATCTGATTGATTAGCACCTGAAGTATGAGCAGTTGTACATCTATATTGGTATGAACCAAATTTTACAACGTCATCTAATTTGTAAAATGTGTTAACTTGAAAGTCGCCTTTAAATGCTAAACCTTCACTAAATAAAGTAAATTTTGATAAGTCTATATTTGGATCGCCACCAGCTGCTGATGTGTATTCAGTTGTACATCTATATTGTCTTCCACCGTATTTAACTATATCATTTAATTTGTATTGAGTTGAAGAAGCGTAATCACCTGTAAAGTTAATACTATCTACAAACTGTTCAAATTTTGAAGAGTCTAAAACTAAACTTGCTGATGTGTGAGCTGTTGTACAACGGTACTGTTTACCACCATAACTAACTAGGTCGTTTAATTTGTACCAAGTTGCATTGGCATAAGCACCTTTGAAATAAACTGATTCGCCGTGTACTTGCCAGTAATCTGTATATGTTCCAGGACTTGTATAAAAATCTGCTTCGGCTGCTGGTGATACGTGGTTTTGAATACACACATAAGTATTACCACCATATTTTGCTATATCATCAAGTGAATAAGTGGTGCTTGCTTGCCAATCACCTCTCCATTTAAATTTTATTCGTCCTAGTTTGAAATCTGCCATTTTCTCTCTTTATCCCTAATATTTATTCATTTAAATAGCACTTTGGTATGTTGTTGTTGCTACACTTGCCGTTGTGCTTTCAAACGTTTCAAAGTCATCACTTGTTAGTGCTGTCCTTGTAATTCCTTTTTTACTTCTTTTAACTAAATCTCCACTAGTACTATTTATAAGAAAACTAGTTGTAGTATCGTCTGAATAATTAATTTGTTGAAACTTATCGCTGTCATTATTGTAGTATCTTCTCTTAACTACACCAACCACAATACTAGCACTAGCACTAGGAATTAGTACGAAATTTATCTGATTACCATTGGATAATGAGAAATCTGTAAAAGGTTGTTGTTTAACACCATCTAAAAATAGTGCTAGTCTTGTTTCATTTAATACTGGAGATGATATAGTAAATGCTTTAGTTGAACCATCACCTGTGAAATATTGAACATTTAACATTTCTAGTCTTTCTTCAACGTAATCTTTTTGGTCTCTTCCAACAGCATCTGATTTTCCATCTTCAAAATATTTTGATACTTCAATTGCGTCATTGCTTTGGTTAGGATTTACAGAAGTTAGGTATAACATACCTTCCTTTGTACGTCTTATTCCATTGAATTGTTTTAAGTATTTTATTCCTGTTGTTCCTGGTACTAAATAAGCCATTGATTCTCTCTAATTTTTAATATTTATTTTTCTCATTTTTTCTATTCTGTCATTGCCAAAATACTAGCAAACGCCTCCACATCAACAGAAGTTGAATCAGGAGAAGGTTCAGCAGTTACTCTTAATATATCATTGTTTTCTAAATTTATCGGTTTATCTAGTGTCAATGTGTTACCCACAGGAACCTCTAAATTTTTAGCAACAAATACAAAATTTGTTGGATTAGTATTTGTATTTTTTGCACCATCTATTGTAACTTTTACATTAACTCTTGCTATACTATATTCACTTCTATTTGAAATGAATAATGCGTGAATTACTGCTTTTTCAGTATTAGAAGCTTGGTACATATTACCTGTTGAATCATCTACTACTGGAACTGTTATTCCTGAATTCTTAAATATACTTGCCATAAATTATCCTACGAACCAAATACTACAGAATATGCTAAAGCGTCATCTTGCGTACCAAGAGTACCTGAAGCGTTAGGTAATTTTAATTGATTGTCTGCTGTTGGTTCATCTATTGTTAAAGTAGTTTCAAAAGCGTCTTCTAAATTACCTTCAAAAATAAAATTTGCACCGTTCATAGTAATTGTTCTATCTGTAATTGAACCGTTAGCAGTTACGTCTTGCAAAGTAATTGATCCTGCACCACCTAACTCTTTAATTTGTCCAACAGACGTTTTTGTATAAAACTTACCGTCTTGAATATTCATTGCCAACTCACCAATATCCATATTACTTGCTGATGGAATACGAGTTGCTACTTCTGAACGATATGGTTTAATTTTTGTTGCCATTATTTTTTCCTGTTTATTCTAGCTCTAAATTTAATTTTGTTAATTAGTTTTGATTTTGTTAATCGTCTATCTAATTCAATTCCTATTTTTCTACCAATTTTTTCTAATTCTTTTTTAGTTTTGTTTTTTAAATCTTTAACAGTAACTACAGTAGTCTTTGGTTTAACTGGATCGTAAGAACTTATTGTTTTATTAATAAATTTTTTTATCCAACCAAACATTAGAAAGTTCCTCCGTCAACTATTGAAACTTCTACGTCACCTGATGTAACTGTAAAGTTGTCAGCAGAAAAAGAAGCAACTCCTATATTTGAATTACTTGCTAACTCACCAACAATCTGTAATTTATTTCCATTTGCAATAGTATTAATTCCCTCACCTGCCATAAATTCTAAAGTTCCTTCTAAAGATACTTGACCTTGTGTTGAAGTTTCATCTTTAAAATATATTACAGGATTATTCATTTTTGAAGTTGTGATTGTACTGTTTGCAATCATAGAGTCAACAACACCTAATGCTTTAACTCTTAATTGGTCACCTGCAACTTCAATTGAACTATTGTCAGGATTTGTATCTATTGTATTACCATCTTTAACTAATCCTGCACCTGCAGTAATTTGACCTGCACCAGAAAATTGTGCTACATCTAAATCAGTTGTTCCAAATGTTGGAGCACCTGTGTGTGTAAATACATAACCGTTATTCGCATTTAAACTTCCTTCTTCAACGAATACGAAAGCACCACCACTTAATTCAGATGGTTGGTCTTCTGGAGTTGCTCTTGTTAATACAAAAGCAGTTGATCCATCACCAACAGTTGTAACTGTGTAAATACCGTTTTCAGAAGCACTAGTTTGATTTTTAACTAAAATTCTATCTGCAACACTTGGTGTTGATCCATCAAGTGATAATGCACCGTTAGAACTTGCTGTTAAAGTTGCACCGACACCAGCAGTTCCGTTTGAATAAGTTGCTGATAAATTAGCAGTTGTACCTAATCTACAAGAAGGTTTAGTATCTAAACCTTGAGCAACTTGGTCAACGTATGCTTTGTTAGCAAGAGATTGGTTTTGGAAACCAGCTCTATCTTCATAACCACTAGGAACAATTACTGTACCAGTTCCGTGTGGTGTCATTTGAATATCTTTATTAGCAGCTGTTGTTGTAATTGCTTGACCGTTAATTGTAATGTCATCAATTACTATAGAAGTTAATCCTGCTAAATCTGTTTCTGTTGCACCTAAAGTTAATGTAGATGATCCTAATGTTGTTGCTGGATTTGCTAAATTAGCATTTGTAATTCCAGCAGTACCAGATAAGTTAGCATTTGTTAATGCTGTTGCTTGAATTTCTACATTGTTATCAGTTACAACAGTAGCCATTCCTGAACCACCTGCAAAAGTTAATGTTTCAGCAGTATTGTAAGTATCTGTTCCAGTATCACCTGCTAAATCTATAAATTGATTAACAGTTGAGAAAGATAAATTTCCACCACCGTCAGTTTTCATAAACTGACCAGCAGAACCATCTCCGTCTGGTAATGTAAATGTTGTTGTTGTAGTTACGTTGTTAGGCGCTTTAAGACCTATAAATGATGAACCGTTATTTGTTCCTTCATTAAATTTTACTTGTCCGCCTGCACTCGCATTATTACCTACAATGAATTCGTCTACTGCTTTGTTTGAATCTACTATTACAGAACCATTTGCTGTTAATGTTCCTGCAACGTGATCCAACATATCTGTAAAATATTGACCACCAATAACTGAAATGTTATTTGCGTCACCGTTACCGTCAACTCCGCCTTCCCCTATAAAGATTCTATCTCCTAGGTTAGCTTGTGTTCCTGTTCCATAAGTATATGCTAATTCACCTAATTTTAGTGTTGCTGGTGCTGATGTTGCTGAACTTCTTTTTATCTGTATTACTGTTGCCATTTGTTATCCTTTAAAATGTTCCACAATTAAATAATAATGTTCCAGTAGTTGTAACTATTTCTGTTCTAGTTACAAACTTACCATCGCTAGCTCTATATTGAATCATAGCGCCATCATCTAAATTGGTTGTATCAACATCACCAAGAAGAGCAAATTTAAGGGCAGTATTTTGAAGTGCCTTACTAGACGGCAAGGTCACGGAAACTTTTTGTGGACCAGATTGTGTATTTACGTTTATTTTTGCTGTAATGTCAGACATTCTCTCTCCCTTTTATCTTATATTTATAACAAAAATGAGTTTGATTAAGTAGTAACTTGAGGTCTAACTGTAATTAATCCTTCTATAACCCGAGTAACAGCACCAACGCTTGATGTAATTTCCAGGTCATATACGTATCTTTCAGCATCCAAAGCAGTTGTTTCCGCTGCTGTTAGTGAAAGAGTTACTACACCAGTAGCGGCGTCTGTCGCTATTGAAGTAGTTAAATTGGATCTTGTTCTAGTGGAAGCATACCCTTTAGCCATCTTCGCCGCCGCTGAATAACCAGTTAGGTCAAACGGTTGTCCATTGGCATCCTTTACAGTTACGTCTGAACTGAAGGTTGTTCCTTGGTCTATAGTTAGGTTAGCTATTGCTGCCATTTATTTTTTCTCGGATTCTGGTACTTCTTTTTTAATCAATTTGACTATTTTATCGTTATAATGCTTAGTTAAAACATCTATCTTTTCAATCTCTATCAAATGTCTAGTCTTGCTTACTTGAATTTCTTGTCTTACTGCTATGTAATTTTGTAATTCAGGACTAAACTTTTGTTCATCATACTCTTTTCCGTCAATTGTTATCATACAATATCTCCATTTAATTTATTCATATTACTATTTATAATAGTTTTTCTATGTCTTTTGTACCGTTTAAAGTAAACATTAGCGCAATCCTTGGCTCTTTGCTCATATTAATAACTGCGTGTTTATAGCCAATATTTAAAAAGGTAGCAGTACCATCTGTCAAAGTATATGCTTCAATTTTATTATTTCTTTTGAATAAATTAACTACATTTTCATTACCATAAATTGGTATAATACATCTAACACCATAATTGACATTATAATCTACGTGCCAAGGTATCATTTTACCAGGTGCTAATTTCGTTATTCTAATCCTACTTGCTGGAGATTTTAATTGAGTTACAACTTCCTCAAAATAACTACCTGTATAATCTTCGGTAGGCACATTATATAAGTGTTCTTCTTTTCGTCTTAATCTTTCTGCTATGCTAGTCGTATGTGGTAATATTTCACTTGGTGTTGTAAGATTAATTTGTTCAAAATTATCATAAACATTTTTTACTAACTCCATATGATTATCACACAACATAGGATTTGCTGTACGAACATCAACAAATTTATCTGCTAACTTATCAGTTTCTTTTCTCAATCTATCAAGGTCTATATTTAACCCTAAATCTGCTACCGTGGGTAGATTATGTTTACTTAATTTGTCCATTGTGTTCTCTTTCTATAATAAATTTAGATTTAGGTTCCCATTTAAAATTATCATCTTGTAATCTTATACTATAAACATATTGTAATACTTTACCACTATCAAATAAAAACTTTCTTTCTAATTGTAATCTATTCCACCACTCTCCTTTTGTGTATTGTTCAAATGCCTTATCGGTCATTTTCTTTTTTCTTTGATATAAACTATTTATTGCTCTACTTTTTATATCGTGTGTAATATATAGTATTTGGTAACCCTTTTCTCTTGCCCATTTAATTTGATGTTCAGCCATAATCAAACCACAATGGGTATGTCTATATTCTTTTAGAATATGATAACGACAAATTCTTAATGCAATATCTGAATCGTTTGTATAATGTGATTTTTCACCAGCAGATATTGATATTAAATTATCATCTTTAAAACACATCCAAGTTTCAATATCAGGATTATCTGGATTATATTTCTTATAAGTTAGACTATCATTACCTTCCTCAAAAGTCTGCAATCTAAATTCTTCTATAAGGGGTCTATACTTATTAGGGTCTTCTGAATATCTTTTAACTATTATCATATATGTGCTATTAATCTTCTACCACAAAATATTTCTGCTTCAACAATTGTTTGTTCTTTAAATTTATATTGTTGCATATCATTAGTAATAGATTTTAATTTTAATTTTTCTTCATAATATTTTTGCGTATGATAAGGTTCTTGTATAACAGCATTTGTACAATTATAATAATTCATTATATTTGTAAACATCTTATAATGGTCTTTCTCATATAATAAAACACCACTAAAGATAACACAATCAACATTAAAACCAACTTGGTGCAATTCTGCCCAATCTCTAATTTCATATTCAATATTGTTTTCGTTTATCCATCTTTTTTGAGCATACTCTATCGGTTCAGGTGAAGTATCAAAACCATAGTATTGATAATCTTTATAACCTTTTTCATATAAAAAATCATTGATTGGTCCGTGTCTGCAACCTATATCAACTAAACCTTTATAATTATTTTTAATAATTATTTCTGCTTGTTTTTCAAATATAGGTCTTGCTTGTAGAGTGTCAAGGTATGACATATCTCTCAACCCATATTTTCTATGCATTGGTATTTCACCAGTTTTAGTTGTAATTGTGGGCCACGGTATAGATTTTTTTGAAATCACTTGCTATCCTCCATAATAGTCTATTGTTATCCATCACAGGTGTTCTACGGTGTAGACTTGTAAATTGATCCATTAAAAGTAAATCACCTTCTTTAAATATGTGATGATATTGATATTGAGATTTAAATATCTTTGGCATTAATTTCTTAATCATTTCTTCGTGGTCAATTTGTTTCTTGCCTTCCCACGCTTTTATAATGAAATGATATGGAAAGTAAAAGTATTCTTTACCTGTATGTGGATGTTTACCAATTAATTTACGAATACTACCTTTATTCTTACTCATAAATTCTAATTCAGGATCGCCTTCTTCTAAATTATATATTGTATTATTCTTAAATTTCAATCTAATTGTTATAGACCTATAATATTCTTTTTCTTCATCTGACATATCTTCAAATGGTAATTGAGTATTACAAACACTTAAAGTTGTATTAATATCTTCTTTTATACAATACAAACCTATTAATATCTTATCAATTAAATGCCTAGAGTTTCCGTTTGAGTGCCAACCTAATTCTGTATCACCAAACATACCAATTTTTTTACCATCTTTATCTCTCTTACCTGTAACTAAAAATATTTCTGGATACTCTTTTGGATTCATAAACAAATCAGGCGCTTCACACTCACCAAATCTTTTCATAGTACTAATATATTCTGATTCATTTAATTTTTGATTATAAAATACTGCGACACCTTGTTTATGGATACCTTTAGCAATTGCTAATAAATTTTCATTATCCATTTCTTTAATTTGAATATCTACTTTATCTGGACGTATCATAATATATTTTCTACCTTTCTTTTGAATTGTTGAAAACTAACATCTTTTGGAATATTATTCCATCTAGTAATCCAAGCACATCTAGGTGCTTCTGTAACTACCACCCTATGCATTGTTGTAGTTTGTATTAATAATGGTTTATCTACTACAATATGACCTATCTTTCTATCACTTAAAAACTTTTCAAACTCTGGTGTATATTGACCCATTTCTTTTTGTACTTTAAATTCGTGATAGTATGCATAACCGTGAGCGTTCTTTTCAGGTAAATAAACTTCTTCATCTTTTGTTTCATAATAATCTATACGTGAACCACCTAATACTGGAATTACTATATTATAACCATTAGGATGTTCAGTATCTAAATCAATATCAGTATGCGGAAATACATCTTTCTTTGTACTATTTGCTGTATTAAATCCTGTTGAACGAAACTGATAGTGTGGATGTACTTTTCTATGTTGCGATAATATAGGATCAAATATTTTTTCATAACCTGTAGGTTTACCTGTCATATTATATTCTAACGAATAACTTTCAAATGGTGTTTTGCCAAACACATTAAAGTCTTTACCAACTCTATCACTTTTAACTTTCTCATACAAAGAAAGTAATAGACCTCTATCAACTTTAATATCAAGATATTCTGCAACACCTTTTATCATATTTCTTGCAATACTCCTTCTATAAAAGGATTTTTAAATTCTTTTACAATCTTACCTTCTTCTATTAAATATGCATATCTACTACACCTTACACCAAAACTATCTCCCCAATCTTCATCTTTTTTTATTCTTTTTGTAAATACTGCTAAAGGGTCTGATACACTATCAATATCTTTGTGACCGTGTTGTTTGTTCCAAACGTCCATAACTATTGGATCATTTACTCCAACAAAAACAACTTTATCAATACCCTTTTCTTTTAGATAATCTAAAGCGTTTGCAAATCCTGGTAAATGTTTTTTTGTACAACCATCTGTAAATGCACCAGGTATTCCACACATTATAGTTTTACTATTTGTTAATTCATAAGGTACAAACTTTTTGTCTTTATAGATATAAAGACCTTTACAATCTATTTTTTCCATTTGTCATTCCATTCTTTATATTTTGCTTTCCAACCACTAACTTCATCTTCCATATCTTTTCTCAAAATTTCTTTACACTCTTTTTCAACAAACTTATAATTATCAGGTAGAAGATGATTCCAACAATCATTTTTTACAAACATTTTTTTAACTCTACCACCAAGTTTCTCTAATATATCTTTTGTCATTTCAAAATGTCTATCACCAGCACCTTTATAAGAAGGTGTAAAAGAAATAACATAAATTGGTTTATTTGATATTGAATATTTTTGTCCTAAACTTGCATTATAATATCCTTTTACAACTAACCAATCTAATAAATTTTTAAAACCTACTGAATAATGACCTGTATATTCAGGCACAGAAAATACTAGTATATCACTTTTATCCAATATGTTATCTAATTCTTCTACTTCTTTTGGTATTTCACCATCAGGTTTATTAGAATCACAAATAGGTAAATCCATTTTAATTATATTAGAAAACTTTATATAATGATCCATTAACAATAGACCTCTATAACTCATAGAGTTTTCACTATAACTAAATGATACTGCTGTTATTTTCATATTTTTACCTTTGAGTAATCAAATGCTGTCCTCCACAACATTCTATTTTTATCTTTTATAGGTGACCGTCTATGTATTGTATGTAATTGATCCATTAAAAGTAAATCACCAACTTTAAAAACGTGATGATATTGATACTTTGATTTTATCACATCATCCCATAATGTTTTGTAAAACGTTTCAAAGTCTTCTATTTCTTTTCCATCTTTAGTAAATGCTTTAACTATATATGGCACCATAAAATATATATATTCTCTTCCATCAAAAGGGTGTATACCTACTAAAGGTCTTCTATCAACATTTTCTTTATAATGTTCTTGACCAACTCTAAATGTATCTTCTGCTACACCTTTATAATCGCTATCATCTGGCCATAGTTTAGCACGAGGACCAGAATTGTCTAATCTAATATCTATATTACGATAATAATTTTTCTTTTCTTCCGATAAACTAGCAAACGCACTACAATTATTGTTTATTGAAAGAACAGTATCAATACACTCATTAACACAATATAATCCTACACATATCTCTTTAAAATTATGTCTACCTGTACCATTAGCGTGCCATAGTAATTCTGTATCTCCAAATAAATAGTTTTTACCCACATAACTTAATCTTTGTTCTTCTTTTGGATTCATATAGTAATCAAGTTTCTCAACTTCACCTATTCTTGTTAAAACATCAGCATATTGATTCATAGTTAATTTTTGTTCGTATAAAACAACTTGTCCATCTTTTACAAGTTTCTTAACTAATTGAGCTAACTCTTCATCTGTATAATCTAATATCTGTTTCATTTTTCTAAAAGAGGAGTAATACAAATTCTAGCATTATCATTCCATCTCATACGCCTTCTTTCTAAATAATAAGGGTCTCTTGTTGTTGCTAAGAAAAAACAATCTGATGGTTTAAATCCATATTCATTACAAATTTTAATTTGCTTTTCTCTATTTCTTTTCCACATTTCATCAACTGTAAAATTATGCATTAATAAATTTATTGTTCTCACTCCATTATAATTCCAATTCTCTAATCTTTTTAATCTTGCTAATGTTGGATGTTCTTCTTTTGTATATACTAAACCAAGTCTTTGTCCAATCACACCAAACCCTTTAGAAAAACTAAAAAAGACTTGTTCAGTATTTTTTGGTATATCAATTTTTTGAATATTAGTTGAACCAATATATGTACAATCTAATATTACTGGTGCAACTATTTTTTGTTCTTTAAGATTAAAAAAGTTACCATCTGCTGATGATGGTATAGAAATGAAAACAGGTTTATTAGGGTCTATAATTGATGGTATTGCTGAACGACCATCATCACCCATATATTGACCTGGTACATCACAACAAACATCTCCCCAAGGTCCTATTGCGTCAGGATATTCATATTCACCATAACATAGTTTTTGCCATTCTCTTTGTTCTATTATTTTCCAATGATGAATGGCGTCTGTTGTGCCATTAACAAAATAACAATATGGAAATTCTGATAAGTCTATAATTTCACCCACCCATTTTCTATGGGTTTGTTCAACTAAATCTAAATCTTTAGTTGCTTGTCCATCGCCTCTACGATAGTAAGTATCCGATACCAATTGTTCATCAAGAAGACGCCTAACATCTTCTGACATAGGTACGTCTACCCAGCGATTATCTCTTAATGATTGTTTTATTTTTTCCATAATCTAAAAATAATTTTTCTGCTATCCAACCACCTATATCCCACTTATGTAATCTAACTCTTTTCATATTTGTGTGGTGGTTTCTATGATAACCTTCACCTGCAATAAAGAAGTTTAACCAAGGAACGTTAGCTCCATTTGGTGTTCTATGTCCAACTGTATTTAAAAGTCCAAAACCAATTTTTGCAAAGATAAATGGTACGACACAAAATGCCAACCAAAAGTATGGACTAATTAAATAACTAACTACATTAACTCCAATTAATATTTTCAACCAATGTTTATGACAAAATACTAATCTAGGATTTTTATATAAATCTCTAGCATATCTTGTTGGTATATTATTAATGTTCCAAGTAGTCAGTAATACTTTCCAAAATCCCACGTGTTTAACTGCGTGTGGGTCTCCTGGTCCATCTGAAAACTTATGGTGCATTCGGTGACTTGCAATCCAACCTATTGGTGTTCTAATACAAGCAATCATCAACATTGCTAAACCAATTGTTTCAAACCATACTGGTACTTTAAATTGATTGTGGCAATAATGTCTATGTAATAATAGACTAGCTCCCCAATGAGATATAATTTGCGACCATAAAATGCCTAGTAAGATAGCAATTGTTAATTCCATTATTCATCCTCTACCAGGTTCCAAGATATTCCATTTTCATCACAATAAGTTTCCATCTTATTTAAATTACTTGTACAAGCACTTTCAGCTGTAAACTCATCATAGGATGCTCTATCTTTAAAAATTGTAGTGTACGTTTCTGTTAAACCATCTACTACTTTAACAGGTTTTTGTGTAATTTTACCTGCGTCAAAATATGTATCAATTAAAGTTAATATATCACTAGTCCAAAAATCAATATTTGTTTCAGCGTTAGGTTTTGTATATACGTTTTTAAATGTGTAACTCATACTACTATTTATGACGCTTTTAAATTGTCGCCTATAATTTTATATACTTCCTCGTTTGCTTTAACATTTAACACTAGCATATAACTACCTTCAAAGGAAAACAGACTATGTGCTTTATTTGTATTCAAAAAATACGCTCTTCCGTGTTCAAAATGTAAAGGTTTATCTTCATATATAAAATATAAGTCTGGTGGATTACATCCTTTTAAAGGTATTAGTATTCTCAAACTATTTTGTTGTTCAATATATACAGGCAAATCTCTATGTGGTGGAAAATAACCACCTCTATCTAAAAATAGAATATGAGACCTACCTAAATGTTTAATAAAAGGTTTTACTATCTTTTGTATTTCTTCACTTTTATAATAAACATCTGTTAGTTTATTAAAACTTAACTCATCATATTCAGTTTTATTTTCTGCGTTATGTTCTTTTATGGACTCCAAATCAATACCATTTATAGAACCATCTAAACTAGTTACGCTTAGACCATATCTTTTTATATCTGGTTTTCTTGGATTGTAATGAGCATATTTAAACTCTTTAATCTCATTAAACAACTTATTGACATCACACTTTAATTTTAAAGGTATCATATCACCAAAAGATAATAAACTATTATAACTCATATTTTTTCCTATCTATAAAATAAGGTGACCACCAACCAGTCCAACCTTCCTCCATTATGTGATGTAATTGACCAAGTGTACACATACTATAATTTAAATCTGGTCTTTCCATATTAAATTTAGGACAAATTTTATTGTATGTTTTATATTTTATTTCTTTATAATAAAACTCATCACTACCTTTATTATATTTCTTTAAATAGTATTCATCATTTGACTTAAACTTTTTCCATATATGAGATACATCACCTGTCCAAGACACAACAGAAGAGTTTAATGGTGTATGTGCTGGTTCTCTCCACCAAGTATCATCTAACAATGTAAAATCTTTTCTTATTAATTGTGTGCCTAGTTTATCATAGATAATTACATCTAAATCAAAGTATAAATTTTCACCATCTCTAAATTTATCATACATTTGAAATTTATTAAACCAATTGCCATACAAGTCTTTTTCAATAACTTCAAAACTATCATACTTTAGACCAGAGTATTCATCTATCATATGTTTTAAGTTATCAACGTGCCATTGAGTAAACTTATTACCGAATCTACAACAAATAATCCGCATTTATTTTTCTTCCTACTCCTGTAAAATGTACAACTTTAATATTGTCGTTTATTTCTTTATCTAGTATCATAAAATCAGTATCAAATTTTTTCATATACATTTGATTAAGTTTTAAATTTTCTTTATAGTCGTCTGTATATTTCGCTATCCAATGTTTAGGCGTTGTTGTTAACTTTGCCTTATGTTCTAATACTTTAAGTTTAACATAGTTTTGTTCACCATAATATTTCTTATGTACTATACCATCATTATAGAAATGTAATTGCCAGTATTTTGGATTAAGTGCAAAGTCGTCCCAAACAAATTTTAAAGAACCTGATTTAAATTTATAAAATCCACCATTAATACCTAGTTTGTTTTCCCACCATTGACCGTATGTTATCAGTTCATTGTCTTTAACAGGCCAACTTAATAACGGATCTATGTTATCTACAATAAGTTGATCTATATCCATAATGATAATTTCATCATCTGGATTCTGATTTGCAAATTGTGGACTGAAAAATTTTAATTTATGCCAGTGTTTGACTATATCACTATGATGATTGTAAGGGTATATAACGTCAGCTTTAACGTCTGTATCACTTAAACATATAAACTCAAAAGGAACTGTTGAGTGTTTTTTTAAACTATCATAAAGTTTAGAAACATAATCTGGTGTATAGAAACCATCAAAGTAAACTGTACATATCTTAAGCATTAATTCTTCTCCACACAAGGTCAAAATCTTTATTGATAGTGTGGCAAAGGATTGTTTCTTTAGGTATGAAACCTTGATTAGCTAAAAAGTAGTGCCATTTATCATCTAACCATTGAACAGGTACATTATTCTCTTTCAACTTAAATGAAAATAATGTTTCATTATCCCAACCAAAATATTGTCTTATTTTTTCTGGGAATATATTAGTCACAACCTTATCTCCATCTTCTAACCATACTGATCGCTGGGCGTTTTCATCCCAATATTCAACTTTTTTTGTTTGTATTGCTAATTGTGTCATTAAGGTAAGGTCATCTTCAAACTTACCGAAGTAATTTAATTTTTCTAAATGTTCTCTATTAATACCTATAATACCAGTATTGATAACATCATTTTCAGTACTCATACCTTTTTCAAATAACATTGCTTGACAATTAAAATATTTTGACGCAGGACTTCTTATTGTTTGTGATGTATCTGTAACTCTTTCTATAGGTGTTCTTCTATCATTGTTATTTAAAACTGCAATACCTTTTGATAAATCCCAATGTTCAAAAAAACTTATATTTTGAATGGGTACAACATCAAAATCTAAAAATAATATTTCATCATATTCTTTAGCCAGTTCATACAATAAATGTATTTTATAAAAGTTTATAATATTATACATTGTTAAAAATTTATACTTGTGTTTTAAATTTTCTGAATACACCATAAACTGAGCGTCATATTCAAACATTTTAAAATCAGCACCTATCATATTAGCATAGACTTCTTTACAAGCAGCAAGGTCACCATAGTGTAACTTAAATTGATTTTTTGTGTGATAGTTAACAGGTGTATCACCGTCTTTAAGGATATTCTTATCAAAAATATCTATTTCTTCTTTTGGTATATCAATGTATAAACTAAAAACAACTCTACGCATATGCTATTATTCCCATTAATATCATAAACAAAATAAATGCCCAAGTGTCTAGTTTATATTTTTCTACCGTTTTATATTTTATTAATCTTTTCATATTATCCTTCCTATTAATGTAAATCTTGTTCCTCTTTCATCATTAATCTCATCTTCAATAAGCACTTCAGTATTTTCAGGTAATTGTAATTTAAATTCTTTTGAATTGTTTACACAATTTATATGAGTATCAATGTTAAACATATCATTAGATTGAAACGCAAAATGAGCACCTTTTTTTACTCTAGTCCACCATGGCACTTTACGTGTAACTGGTTCACCAAATGGTGAGTCTTTGTATAGTGATCTAGGACCTTTTGGTCCCCATTCAGACATAGGCCTCATATGTTCACAAGAGGTGTTAATAAACAAATCAGCATTTTCATATTCGTTTCTAAATTTATCAAATATATCATCTGCTATAAACTCTACGTTTTCATAGTCCATAAACAATCTATTCTTTGCAACATTTATAACTCTTTCATCCATATCTATCGCTATTATCTTTTTAACCTTTGGCGCTAGCGCTGGTACTAGAATACTACCAAACCAACAACCAAATATAACTATTTCTGATTCTTTGTTAATCAGTCCTAGTTTTTCAGCGTGATTTACTATATTAAATTTTGCGTTAACTTGTGGTGTACTAAAGGAATCTAAAAGACTGTATTCTATATCTGGTTCTTTTTTTGCTGTTTGTATTACATTATCAAGTAATCTATAATCAATACCTTCATTTGTTGAGCTGATTATATTATGTAAGAACCCAAATTGGTCGTCTTCTTTTATTGCATATACTATATCGTCAAGTGTTCTATAATTTACATTTTTATTTTGTAAGTCCATAATATTTTTAAAAAATTTCAAATTTTCTCGGTCTATCATTTTCTTATAATCCAATCATTAATTATTAACATATCTAAAGCTGTTCTTCTAAAAGTTCTTAATGCGTGTTGAGGTGTTTCTACAATTGGTTCCTGACAATTGAAACTTGTATTTAACAACATCGGTATGCCTGTTATTTTATAAAACTCATTCACTATATTATAAAACTTTTCATTATCTTTTATATTTATAGTCTGTATTCTAGCCGTATTATCAACGTGAGTAATACCTGGTACTTTGTCAGTTTTAACTTGACATATCCTAGA